TGTATGAGTGACCCCACCTATACCGTGAGGAATCCGATTGGGATTGACCCAGGGGTGATTATCATTTCGTGGCGACCCCCCGGTAGGCCAGGAGCTAGAAAAGCAGGCCGATGATGTGCTGGAGAAAAACATCCGGAAGGCAGTGAAAAGGATGCGGGGTCAATAATGGCATTCGCAATCAAGACCACGCTTGAATCTCTCCAGGGCTACCTCGCAGCATCGGGTTACTTCCACGATGTTCAGATTGGAGAGCCGAAGCAGCCCCCAGCTGGTAGACTCGCTGCCGCAATCTACATGAGTGCGGTCAACGTGGTGCTGTTGTTTGCCAACGGCGGTACGAGGGAAAGCCATCAAGTCATGGTGAGGATATACCTCAATATGTTGTCTCAGCCCGAACAGGACATTGAGACACAGATGGCAGAGGTTGTGTCCAAAGTGACAAGCGACCTCATTGGAGATGCAGACCAAAGGGGAACGGTGATGAGCATTGATGTAGCGGGGATGCACGGCCCAGCCCTGAACATTCGGTGGGGTCATCTTGATGTAGGCGGCACGATGTATAGGGTGGCCGACATGATGGTTCCAGTCATAGTAGATGACTCAGGGACAGTGGCTGTATGAGTGACCCCACCTATTGTATGAGTGACCCCACCTATACCGTGAGGAATCCGATTGGGATTGACCCAGGGGTGATTATCATTTCGTGGCGACCCCCCGGTAGGCCAGAGGAAGCACAGGACTGGTATGAAGGGGATATGTTTATCCCTCCCGATGGCATGGATATAGCAAGCGTCATAGAGTGGGTAGAGTTGGGCTTCATTGAGGAGGAATAAGTATGGCTAAGAAAGCAGGACTGGCCCAAGAGTTTTTCGTGCAGGGGTATGACCTATCCGGGGACGTATCGGCAATCAACAATGCGTCCAGCCCACGGGGAGTCCTAGAGATTACCGGGATTAACTCATCTGCGATGGAGCGGATAATGCCCAGAACCGATGGGATGTTGAACTACGCCACCTGGTTTAACGATGCGGCATTGGCTGAACATGTGATACTGAAATCTTTGCCCACTACGGACTCTCTCGTCCTATGGGCATTGGGAGGGTCTACTGGAGATGGGGCAGCAATGCTGGTGAGCAAGCAGCTGGACTATGCCTTCAGCCGTGGTGCTGATGGGTCATTGGCTACAACGGTAGACAGCCAAGGCAATGGCGAACCCCTGGAATGGGGGGTTATGCTGACGGCTGGGAAGATAACTCATAGTAGTGCCACCGCATCGGGTAGCGGCACTAGTTTCGACAATGGGGCTGCTACATCCAGCGGATGCGCAGCGATGTTGCACGTTATGGATATAAACTCTGGCGCACCTACCGTAGTGGTACAGGATAGTGCGAACAACTCCAGCTTCGCAACCATCATCTCGTTCACTGCAATATCAGATGGTGGAGAACCAACGGCAGAGCGGAAGACCTTGGCTGGCACTGTCAGGCGGTATCTCTGCGTCGCTTCAACAGGGACGTTCAGCAATTGCGTTTTGGCTGTAGGGATTAGGGTAGGCACTGCACAAGACGATGTAGCGTATGCGTAGCATGAACGAGCATTATTCAATCAAAGCCCCTACAGCCACGCACTGGAGGGAAGCTACCTGCGAGGAGGTGACCTGTCGAAAGCATATTATGGGATGGGAAACTCACTGCAATATCGGCACGGAATTAGGGCAGAACCAGGTTGCATACATCAGGGCTGGGAAGAGTGGTCGAAGATATACCGAGCGAACAGATGTCGAAGGTATCGTTATCTTTTCCTTCAGCCCTGGGCAGCAATGCTTCACAACTCACAGGAAGAAGATTGAGGAAATGGGGCATCTCTTAATAAAGGAGTCTGGAGGCCAGCGGCAGGTAATCTCAGAGCCTGAACGCTGGATGTGGGACTTTAATGAATCAATGGCAAGGAATAATAGGAGATAATCATGGCAAAAGAAGCACCTACGCTTACAGTGGCAGTGGACGATTCTTCGGGTTCGGCAAGGTCAATCGAGAATGATATAACCAGCCTCGACTTTGCTACGCCGAGAGGGGTGCAGGATGTAACCGGGGTCAACAAGTCAGCGATGGAACGGCTGCTACTGCTAGCCGATTTCTCCATCACTCTGAATGGCGTTTTCAATGATGGAAGCAACTTGAGCCACGCTGTATTTGCAACCGTTCCTAGCACAAGCGTAGCCAGAACTGTGACGCTGGTCATGTCCGGGCAAACCCTCCCGAATGAGACATTCTTCACTGATTACTCGTTAAGTAGGTCTGCCAGCGGTGAGCTTACTTGGACAGCACCGGGCGTACTAACTGGTGGCACTGTCCCAACCTGGGCATAAGGTAAGGAGAAGACATGGCATCAGGACGATTCAGGCTACCCATGCGGGATGCCAAGATTATCTTTGAGGCAGGCACAACATTTGCCGGGGCTATCGTTAAGTGCCGCCTTGATGTTGAGATTGGCATGGTTACAGACATACAGGATTTGATAGAAGCCAACAAACAGGCCCATGCCTATGAAGTCTTTGGCGATGCTGTGCTTATTGAATGGAACCTGGAAGACCAGAAAGGTAATGCCCTTCCAGCTAATGGCAAGGGCATGAAGCGAGTGACCCCTCAATTTGCCGAAGCTCTAATGAGCCAGTGGATGGAGGCGTTGACGCAAATCGATAACCCTTTAGGGCAGCAATCCAGAAATGGCAGCACGTCGGAGGAGCTATCGGGCGTGACGGGGTAAAAGTCACAGAGCCGTGGCCCCTGGCGAAAGCCAAGCTCATCGACAGAATGTGCCAGAGATATAGCTGCTTGCCGTCCCAGCTGTTAGCGGAGGATGCGTCTGTTATACAGATGCTCAACGTATTAGCAATGGCAGGAGAACTGGGAGACTCAGGGCAAGAGGGGAACAACACTACGAATAACCCAGGAGACATTGAGGCGAGTTTGGCGAACACCTCATTTTAGATAATCATGGCAAATGAAGTAGAGATACGAGTCACTGCCGACACCAAGAAGGCAGAACAGCAACTCAAGGGCTTGCGTGGCTCCTTCAACAATTTTAGCAAGAACGCCAAGGTTGGAGGAGCCGCACTCACAGCCTTTGGTGCTGTTGGGGTAGTGGCGTTCAAGAAGCTCATCACATCCAGCAAAGAGCAAGAAATTGGAATCAATAAACTGGATGTGGCTCTCGGCAATGTGGGCGAAAGCTATGATGCCAATAAGAGTGCCATCGAGCGGGTCATTGATGCGACCCAGAGGAAGACCAACTTTGGAGATGAGCAACAACGGGATGCACTGCGAACCCTTATAAGTATCGGTGGTGAATACGAAGGATCGCTTGATGCCCTGAAAGTCGCCACGGATTTGGCGGCTGGTGCGAATATGTCCCTGGAGGGAGCATCCCTGTTGCTAGCTAAAGCATTAGCTGGCGAGACGGGTGCGCTGGGCAGATATGGAATCAAATTAGATGAAGGTGCTACGAAGTCTGAAATACTATCAACCCTGACCGATAAGTTTGGAGGCTCCGCAGAAGCAGCCGCCGACCCCATGATGCAATTAGGTAATCGGCTTGGTGATGTCGGCCAGAAAATCGGAGACGTACTGCTTCCATTCGTAGACAAGGCTGCTGTGTTCCTAGAGAAGATGGCAACAAAGCTGACTGAATTGAATCCCACCGTGCTGAAGGTTGGTGCTGTTGTCGTAGCGTTGGCGGTGGGCTTGGCAATGATAGGTGGCCCGGTACTGCTGATAATTGGCATGATGCCAATGCTTGCAGGGGGATTCGCTCTAGTCTCTGCGGCTGCACTCCCGGTGACATTGGTCATCCTCGGCATAGCTGCGGCGATTGCCGCAGTGGTATTGGTATGGAAGAACTGGGATAAAATCACCCGTGCCTTTACGTTAACCCTGGATGTTATAAAGAAAGCGTTCAGCACGGTCTTCAATTTCATCAAGGATATTGTGGACAAGGTCTTCACTACGATTACCGACCTCTATAAATCCAAGCTGGGATGGCTGCTCCCAGGAGGGGCGATAATAAAGGCGATATTCTTCATCAAGGACAACTGGGAAACAATCTGGGAAGGCATACGGTCTACCTTCCAGATTGTGACTAACAAAATAATGGACAAGGTGTTTGTGTTCAGGGAAGCATTCACCGGAGCTTTCCGTGGAATGAAGGACGTAATCCTGATGATTTGGGATGGCATCATCAGCGGGGTCAAGGCGTATATCAATATGCTTATCGGGGGAGTCAACACCATCATCAGGGCCGTTAATAGTATCAAAGTTCCATCCATAAGTATTCCTGGGGTCGGAACCTTTGGTGGTTTTTCTGCGAACATTCCTGAAGTTCAAAGCATGGCGAGGGGTGGCATTGTTAACAGGCCCACTCTAGCCATGATTGGCGAGGCTGGGCCAGAGGCCGTCGTGCCTCTCGGTGGAGGTCGAGGGATGGCCCCCGTATATAACATCACGATTAGCGGCAACACGGTGTTCGGCGAGATGGATTTCCAGAGGCTGGTTGTGGATGCCGTGACAGATAGCCACCGACGAGGAGGGCTACCCTTCCTGGGTAGAGCATAACTATGGCGAATGAATTAATCCATAAGGCGGTTGGAACTGTACTGACCCAGGTGGAGTTTGAGGCTACCGACTCTCATGCCCTAAACTCTCAGGCGACAGGGGACATCATATATGCCTCAAGCTCAACGCAGTTGAGCCGACTCGCAAAGGGAAGTGATAACACTATCCTAACGCTATCAAGCAATATCCCTGCCTGGACTGCCACTCCAACCCTCACCAGCGTGGCAGCTGGCACGATTGATGCGACTACGGACTTCACAATTGGGACAACAGTGATAACAGATGACGTAATTACATTCACGCCAACCAGCAGCGACACTGTAACGCTGACGGCTGCTACGAATGGAGCCTTCTCACTTGTGACAGTGGATGCAGCCGCTGCCGCTGCCAACGTCCAGATAACCGCTGACGGGACAGTTGATATAGATTCGGCAGGGGCATTGACGCTGGACTCAGGTGCTGCCATTAACATAGAGCCTGCGGCTGGGTCTGTGATTTTGCTCGATGGAGTTCTTACAGTTGATGCAGGGGTAGTCGCTCCTGTAGCTACGGCCCACAACGCAGCAGGGACAGCCATAAGCATCTCTGCAGGGGATACTACTGCCGGGACTACCAATAACATCGCAGGAGGGGCGTTAACGATACAGGGTGGACAGGGTAAGGGTTCCGGGGCTGGGGGAGACATTATATTCCAGACCGCCAATGCAGGAGGGTCGGGCAGTTCCATTAACGCTCTGGCAACGGCTCTCACGATTAGCGACGACCTGTCCACAACCTTTGCTGGGATTGTGAGTGTCGATGCCACTACGGAATCCACGTCAACGGTTACAGGCTCCATCCATACCGACGGCGGGTTGGGTGTTGCTGGGGACGTAATACTTGGAGCTACCTCTACCATCTTCCTTGGCGATACTGCCAACGCCAATATGACGGCTGGCATAACGCTCAACCAGGGGGCAGCAGACAATGAGATATTTGCCTTGAAGTCCAGCGACACCTCACATGCCGAAACTGGTAGGGCCGAAGCCGACACGTTCTTAACGATGCAGAAATACGAGGTGGCTGCGGGTGGTGTGGAAATGAGGGCGTTCAATTCCCAGGGAACGCCAGGGCAATATGTGGGAGCGGCGTTTCATTTCTGGGGCTTTGGCGACAGCATTTCGACGCTGAAAACATCGGCTGCCAATGCACCATTTAGCATAAACACCTCGGAAATCAATGGTAGTGGTGGGACAGCCCCTGGAGCCAACGCGAACCTCGCAGTGATTCGGGCGCATGCGACTACCCGATTCATCTTTGATGCCGAAGGCACTATGCACTCGATTGGGGCTACTTATACAGATTCTGTAGGAGATGGTTTGTGGTTCGTCAATGACACCGCTAATGCCGGGATGACCGTGGGCTTAAGCATCAATCAGGGTGCTGCCGACAACGAGATTCTGGCATTGAAATCCAGCGATGTGGCGCATGGGGTGACCAGTCTTGCAGAGACAGACACGTTTGCGATGTTCAGGAAAGAGGATACGGATGGAGGGCTACAGATAGCGGCATTTGGTCGAGATGCGGGTGGCCCAGCTATCAAACTAAGGGCGGTCTCCATTGCAGCTAACGCCGCACGGACAACCGCTGCAACCGCCCCTTTCTATGTGTGGAGTTCCATCAAGGATGGAACGTCCGACGGTACAGTCGGGGCAGACAAAAACATGATGGTTATTGCTGACCGTGGTACGGGTAGGTTCATTTTTGACTCCGACGGGTCAGGCCACGCTGACGTAGAGTGGGTCGCATTTGATACCCACGATGACCTTGCCCTCATGGATGCAATCCAGCGGGAGGCTACAGGTAGGCTGACCCCCATGAGGTACGGCCACAACCCACTCTACTATCACCGGGAATACATGGAGGACATTGGCATCGTGGGCAAGGATAGCTGGCACACAGAAGACAGGCCAGATGGTACAGTCCAAGAGCGGCAGATGGTCAATTTCACCAAACTGGCTATGCTCCACCACGGGGCGATACTCCAGATTGGAGATGCAATCAAGGCATTGGAGACGGAGAACCGAGAACTTAAAGCACTTATAGGGAGGTAGACATGGCAACTGGCGATGTGACTATTTCAATAGCGGTTGAAGGCGGGGTGACGAAGAGCGTGGTGTTGGACTCTGCGACACGGGCATTATCACGAACCAAGGTAGCTGCCGCCAATGCAGCCATTGATACGGATGCGGAGTGGCAGGTTTTCAATATCAACAAGCTGGGCAAGGTCGTCCTGGGCCAAGCCAATGAGCAGGCGCAGAGTGCGGCCTCATGGACACCCAAGACCTTCACGGCGGCTACATGATAGAACCTTTGGCAAAAGATACCAGCCAAATCCAGATAACTCCCGCCGATATAGCCGAGTTGCTACGGACTAACCCAGTCGCAGCGCAACAGATTACAGC